TGGAGATTTAATGAGTTGCAATAATATCAGGAAGTTTCTAGACAAGAATTTCCATTGGTTTTTGAATTGGAAGAAAGCGGCTTATTTAACGAAGTATTATACTGTTTTTAATATAAATCATGAGTGTTAATTATGGGAAATGTAAAATATGTTTTGCCTAAGGATATATGGATTGAGATAGGAGAGCAAGAATTCCTGAAGATAGATAATGGATTTTGCTGGGATGGTTGCACGTTTGTTATTGACCTGTGTTCTGCTGCAAGCTGCGTTCACGATTGGTTACACTCTGCAAAAAAAGAAGGAACGTACACAGTAATGAAGTATGGCATATGCTCTCAGGTTAATGTTACTCGTTTGCAGGCAGATAGATTATATAAAAAGTTCTTAAATAAGCATTATCCTCTCCTGAGTAGAACTAGATTCATCGGATTGCGTTTAATCGGATGGATTTTTTGGAAGAAGAATCCGCCGTACTTTTTGGATGTTAATCAGATGTTGGACTTGAAGTTAAAGACTTGCGAACATGGAATTCAAGTTTTAATAAAGCCTGATTCTAAAGTGGATGGTTATTGGTTTGAGTCGTTTACATACTATAAGATATAAGGAGAAAAACTATGAAGAAGATTATTATTGGTGCAGTATTGGTAAGTTGCGTTCTATTAAATGGTTGCGTTAGCGGATATGTTAATTCTGTTACAAAATCAAATATGAGTGCTACTAGAGGCGGCGAAGAAGTAAGTACATGGGACGCTGTAAAAGAAGCTCCATTATCTCATGCGGGTGCTGTTTTAGCTGATATTGGAATTATTTATGGTGGAGCTGAAGGAGTTAGGTGGATATCGGAGAAGAACGAAGAACCTAAAAATGTTAGAGAGAGTGAACAAACTGCTGGTAGAGATAACGTTAGTGTTGAGATAAATGGCGATTATAATACAGTTGAAGTAAGTGGCGATAGTACGGTTACAACAACGCCTGCTCCAGTTGTATCGGAGTAATAATGAACAAAGTATCTCTATACCGCTTTACGAGTAGATTGTATAGTGAACTACGTAAGCCAGAACGTAATATAATTCTAAAGAAATTACGTGGATTATGTGGTTTATATGATTATGGAAGTGAAGATATAACATTGGATTATCGAAGAGAGCTTGTGCCTTCATTAATACATGAGATACTTCATCATTTTAATCCTGATAAATGTGAGTCATGGGTTTTAAGTGAAGAAAAGAAAATAATGAATGCTTTATCAGTTAGGCAAATCAAAAATATAATCAAGGCATTTGGTGAATCGTTGTAATTACTTTATTCTTTGCTTGATGTAATTAGCTATACGTTCTCTTTTAATGCACAAATACTTCTTACTAAGTTTATCAATATACATATCAATTTCGCTTAATAGCACTTTTGTATCATTATCAAATACTTCTCTTATATGATTTTTCCTATCTTCTGTTAATTTCATCATACTCCTATGCGACGCTACTTGAAGCTAGCATCGTCTTTTTACCAACTTAATTCTTTTGCCTTCAACGTTTCATTTACACATATTACTTTAGTTTTACCACTTCTAATCTTCCTTTGCAATCTCTCAATACTCTTATCACATACATGAGCGGAGATTACTTTCATAACCTCTAATCTTATAGTATCTGAATTAATGTTCTTATGGTTGATATATAATTGTTTTGCCATATTGCGATACATACAAAGTATATCTTCTCTAAGCGATTTAAGAGCTATCCTACGTTGTTTTAATTGGGTTACATTCATATTAGCTCCTTATGTTTTTGATTGTTATAATTGTGTTATCTTGTAATGCTTTTTGGAATTCAGTTATATCTGTTTTCTTTTTGCAATCTAATATAAACTCTTTCTTCTTCCATATAGGCGAACCATCATATGCTTTAAAATTAGTTACTCTTGAACGTGACCCTTTGCCTTGACTCATAATCCACTCTCCTTTTGTTTTAGTTAGTGGACACCCTTATTCCCTAGTCCTAACGCTTTTTGCTTTTTTAATATATCTGATAATATTTTATTCTTTAATTCATCAATCTCGATTTCTATAGCTCTAATTTGTTCTTCTGTATAACCTTCTTTTCTCATTTTTTCGATGTGGCTTAATCTTGTATTCATAATCTACTCTCTTTCTTTTGTTCGTTGTTTATGTATCCGTTCTCAATCGTTGGTAATATCATAACATATTTTTCATAAATTGCAAGCATTATTTAAAACATTATTACGCAACCTAATATAATGCCAATCAATATACCTGTTAAAAGCGTTATCATGTTAAAAAATTAATCCTCTAATATAATCCGCCATAGTAATTCCTTGTTCTTCTGCCAACATTTTTACTCTATCGTGTTCTTTTGTTGACATCATTATCCCAAACATATGAGGACGCTTCTGACTCTCCTTCAATTTTGGACGACCTGCTTTCTTTTTCTCTTTCATAATCATAGTATACTCCATTCTTTTTTAAAAATCAATAAATATTTTTTAAAAGTTAATTATTCATATATGCGTTAAGATACATTTTAAGAGATTCTTCGCATATGTTACCAAGTATAATATCTTCAAATCCATTCATGTAGCCAACAGAATTCTTGCTTATATGACCGCATACGCATTGTTTCTGAAAACCTATATATGTAATAGGATTTGTATTTAAAACGCAATATAGCCGTTCTTCTGTTATTTTTGTGCGTTGCTTTAAGAGTTCGCATACTACTTCTCCCCACTGACGGCTTGCAATTCTCTTCTCGCCGTAACTTGTACCTAATTTATCACGACGCAATTGATTGAAATATTCTATGCTTGATTCTATATCTGCTTCCAATTCCTTCTGATAATGCCGTTCAATCATTTCTATATTCACCGGTTTTCCTTTCAATAGTAATTTTTACTTTTGCAATACTATAACGGTTCTTTGCATGTAAATCAAGAAAAATAAAATAGTGAAAAATAAAAAGAGGAGAATGGATTGGTTTTGTAGTATAATATGACAAGCAGAGATTATTCGGAAGTCATGAGCCGAAGACAGCCTCTTGTTCGTTCAGGTTTCTCTGCTTCTTTTTAACAAGAACGATAAAGGAACGACACATGAATAAAAGATTTAGTTTTGATTATGAAGAAGAGAATAAAGTGCAATGGATGCAACAAACACTGGAATTCTTATACGATATAGGCTACCAAAATATAAAGAACAAGCCTAAAACAGATAATAAGCAACACTCTGATATAGTTACCATAAAGTATAACTACAAGCATTACAAGCAGTTTACAATGCCATATAGAGATGATGATGGGAAATTCATTATCAACGAACGCTCAATGCCTAAATTACATGAGATATATTACATTGCATCTTCTTATTGCGATAATGTTTATATACCACTCAATAAAAGATACAGAGGTAAATTCGTTGATAGTAAAACCATGATACCTAACATAGATTATATTTGCTTAGAATGTGATAACGCTACATTCAAAGAACAATTAACACTTCTTAATATATTCAAGCCTTATATTAAAACAGCTATATATTCTGGTTCTAAATCTATTCACATTTGGCTTAAAACAGATATACCTACATTCAATTCACCTTCTAAAGAGATTGCTAATAATCCTGAAGATTGGCAAAAACTATATGAATACATTGAAGATAAAGTTATTGAATCTATCGGCGTTCAAGAAGATAACTCACCTAAATATGATAAAAAGGTATTACATGATTATGCCACTTGGATTAGATTACCATTCTGTACTCGTAAAAACAATTCAAATACTCGTATAATTTATCACGATTCTATACCTGATTCTTTATCTATTACAGATATATTCAGTTATGAAGAAGATTTTAACGATTTAGAAGAGAATGATTCGGTAGAAAAGCATGATTCTTCTTCCCAATCCTATACAGATATAACTAATGATGTGACTTTTGATAACTTAGAGCACGATTTAGAACAAGAATACAAACACTCTCACCTTAAAACAATACCTAACTTCTTTGATAATATTACAAGATACCTGAAGTATATAAATTCAGGATTGCCTTCTAAAGGATTAAGAATTAGTATGTATGCAGATGTTATAATTGCCAATAGAATCCTAACTGGTTTTGATTACCATAAATTACCAAAAAAAGCAGAGCAAAAGCATGATATATCCTCTCTCTCTTATACAGTTATAACTAATGATGTGACTTTTGTAGATTTCAGGAGTAAATGTTTAGAAGACGTTACTAAAATTATAGAACTGTCAGAAGGTAGATATAATTGCACTTTTGAATATGCCATAAATGATTTCAATAACTACTTCTCTAAAACAAAACTACTAAAGTTACCTATAAGAATGCCAAATGTTACCTCTATTAACTCTACATATGAATTAAAATCAGTACAAGAGGCTTTAAATCGCTTAGAAGTATTAGAGAACAAGAATATAGCTAAATTACTTATCAATCTATTTATAGGCAACGTGAAGAATTTACCAGCTCAATGTATGAATGGTACTTTAGGTTTACACATGAACAACGATATACGTTCAAATATCAATATGAAGCGAACTAAACAAGTAATGGAGTCGCTCAAGAACAACAACATACTTATTAAAACACAAGATTATGTATTGCAATCAAAAACTAATAAATATTGGCTAAATGTGCCTTTTGTTTTATGGCTAACTACAAAACCAGAATCATTGAACTGGAGTAAAAAATAGAATATATAGAACTCCGTGTCATTAATGGTGTAACCTTTTACAAATCAACCAACTCCTAATATCTCAATTTATAGGAGTTGGTTGATTCACATTATTAATAAATCGTTCAATATTCCTAAACTGTAATAATTCTATGTACACGAATATATCCATGTACACCACAAATAATTATTGACATTTCACTCGCTCTTGTAGTATAATATATTAAAGGAGCACTAAAACCATGTCAAAATCAAAAGAACCAGTACTTGACCGTAAATTAGAAAACCAGCAAGTTCTTGAATATCAAAAAACTAAATCAGAAGAACTATTAAACACAATAATTCAAAATAGATTACCAACACTTGAATACTTTGCCAATCTTAAATATCATGATGGAATTCGTATCTACGTTGGCGATAAATCTGATTTAGCTTCAGCTCTTAAAGTTCCATTGATAAATGCTATAAATCAATTTAAACCAGATTTACGCGACTTTAATACATTGGTGTACACTTACATAGAGAATTATATCCGAAACATCAATTCAGCAGTATTCGCCAAAAGAAGGAAGAATGAAGGTATATTCTCTTTGGACCAGACTGTAATAGAATCTCAACACTCAACTATAACTTATGAAGATATGGTGGTTGCTAGAGATATAGATTACTCTTTTGACGATAAAGGATTGGATAAAATCGCCGATAGAATATTCAAAATGGGAAACATAGACCAATTTAGAACTAAAGAAGAGATAAAGGGTTTGCTTTTAAAGATAATTATAGGTGGAGATAGAGAGACAAAAGAGGAGATATCTGTCAAAAATGCTATATGGAGATGGGTAAAACTAGCACAACCAAAACAAGTAGCTGAGTTTAGAGAGTTCGTTATTAAGCATACAGAGCGTCAACAATATATTCATACCAACAACGCAATACAACAATTTTAAAAATAATTGAAAATAAATAAAGGAGAATCGGTGGAAAATACAGAACTAATAGTACATGAGCGAGAAAAAAGAGTTATGTGATTGGGATGATGATATAAAATGGAGCGAATTGTGCATGCCATATTGCATTGAATTACTCAATAAACATTCAAAAAAAGAGTTTAAAAGAACTAAATTAGAACAAGATAAAAAAGGAAGCGACTTAACTAATGGAAAAGCTAATATAGATGTTAAAGCAAATAGACCAATTTACAATGATACAAATATAGTTATAGAGTGGGATAGAGGATGGTTGTTGAAGGAAGATAGCATATGTACGCATGTTATGTGGGTAAGCAATAACTCAATTATTTTATTGGATTTTAAAAAGTTAAAGGAATATTGCGTAAAAAAGAGAAGTAGATTACAGAGAGCTTTTAAATCTTACTGGAAAACAACTAAAAGAGATGGATATGAGTGGAGTGTTGAATGTACGACGATACCTATGTGGATTGTAAAAGAGTGTATAATAAAGGAATGGTATTTTAATTGGAGTAAAATAAATAAAGGAATTTAAAACGTTTTGGAGAATATAGTAAGTGTTGAGCGTAATTAGTTGATTGGGCTAGTTGGTAAAACAAAATAATAAGGAGAATGAATAATGTGGAATAGAGGTAATACAAAACAAGATTTAATTCAATTTCTTAATAAAATAGATAAATTATATAATTACAGCGATATTGGAGAAGAAATGCAAAAATATGATGTGGAAATTCTATTCCACAATGATTGCAACATAATTAGAACGGGATACATTTGTGAGATTTATATAGGCGAGAAATTTAATCCTTTAGAAGGTTATAGAATTTTTGATACAATGTGTGTTTTTGTAATTGATAAAAATAGCGATTTATCAAAAATTGAACAAGATATTGAAAATGCGGTGCGTAATGGCATTAAAAAACAGAAAGGAGAATAAAATGTATTCAAACGGCAGATATGGTGCGGTATTGGTTAATGGTAAATTGGTTTCAGCAATAAGTTACGAAATAGATTTGGAAATAAACGAATTAATTATTGCAACTTTTTCGGAAGCGGACTTTAATTTACATATTGGTGATAATGTAATACTTGAAAATAATGATAATGGTTTCAAGTGTGGCGTAACGGTTGAATCATATAGTGTCTGGAAAGTAGATTTTGCCACAAATTTAGATAAAGTGTTTTACACAATACGATTTAAATTAGAGTATATTAATATGCACATCTCAAATTATGCTAATGAACCGTTTACAATTAGTTATGTGTAAACAAAAAAACAAATAACTATAATAGAATGAAGAATGAATTGGCATACACTAAATAAGAATTTAGTGTTATATATTAGGTAATTATGACATATTTAGAATTTTTAAAAGAGTTTGAGATGAGAATGATTGTTTATTCGGTTGGAGCTAAAGAGCATAATTGGACTCCTAGAGGTAATAACGATTGGGATATTTGCGGATTAGGAAGTGGAAACAACGGTAAGATAAATTCTAAAACTACTAAAAACGAACCATATAATATTAATCGGCGTATTAAAACATCTAACACTAAATTAATAGAAATATTTTCAAGCAATAAAATAAAAGATTATATAGATATGCAGCCAATTAGGACTAAATCTCTTAATACTCAATCACTTCAAAACATTTTATGGATTTTATATACTAACAAATAACAAAAAAGGAGAAAAATGAATAAAGAAGAACATATTGTGTAAAATAATTATTGCTATAAAAGAGGATAAGTTATAATAAATAAAGAATCATATTACGTTGGCGAGAATAGAGAGTTAAAACAAAAAGGAGAGTGAAGAATGAGTAAAATAGTTAAGATTGATGGCAAAGAATATGAAGTTAAAAGTTATAAGTATTTCAACACATTAATTCATGATGGAAGAGAAGTTGATGATAAAAGTTTATTTTATTGTGATTGTAAAGGAGTTATGCCATTTGAACATGTATCTATTATATTCAAAGAAGATATTGAATTTGATGATAAAAAGCACAAAATTGAATTACCAAAAAATAATTGCAGTATAAAATTTGAAGCTAGTTTATATAATTGTGGCAATAGGTACTATGCTTTAAAAATTATTGGTGATACATACTTAGAGTAACACAAATATGAGTTATTTAGAATTTTTAAAAGAGTTTGAGATTAGAAGCGTTCTTTTTATGCCTAATTATAAACGTAATGATTGGACTCCACGCAAAGATAATGAGTGGGACATTATGGCATTTGGATATGGAAACTCTATATGTGGTTTAGTAAATGCCGTTACAAACAAAGGAAATCCACATTCTTGTAATTATAGGATTAAAACAAAAAACGATATAATTTTAACAATACTAAAAGAAAATAAAATATCTGAATATGTTTATAGTCAGCCAATAAAAACATTTTGTATCAGCACTCAATCAATTCAAAATATTTTATGGATTCTATATAACAATAAGGAGGAAGAATGAGAAAGACATTAAGAATAGAATTAGACAAATGGTATACCCCAAGAGATAAATCACAAGAATTCATAACTAAAACATTGAATATTATAGGTATAGATAATTTAAATGAAGTAGTTGAACCTTCTGCTGGAGATGGTGCATTCTCTGATTATTTACAAGATTATCCATTTGAACTAAAAGCATATGATATTAAACCAGATAAGAATTACATTACTCAGATTGATTTTAATAATTTGAAGATGGATTATAGCAGCAAAAGATTGGTTATAGGAAATCCACCGTTCGGGCGTTCAGGATGTTTAGCGAAGAAATTTGTGCAGAGAAGTATGAGAATGGCTAAATGGGTAGGAATGGTGTTGCCTTTATCTTATTGGTATATCGAAAATTACGTCCTAGATGGCGATATATTGTATGTAAGAAGATATAGGGACTTGGTTGACTTCGGAACATTCAAATGTGTTTATAGCCTGTGGGAAAGAGAAACTGAAGTAAAGACTGAAGATAAGTTCGGGTGGTTAACATGACTTATTTGGAATTTTTAAAAGAGTTCAGTTGTAGAGAGGTTGTTTATTCAATTGGTTCAAAAAGTCATAGTTGGACTACTAGAGATGAAAACGAATTTGATGTAGGGCAGATTGGTCGTAATTGCGGTTTAATAAATAACATAACAAAAAAAGGAATAACATGTGCTACAAACTATAGAATAAAAACAACTAATAAAAAGTTAATAGAAATTTTAAGTAGTAATAAAATAATAGAACATATATATAGTCAACCATTTATAACATATTCTCTTAATACTCAATCACTTCAAAACATTTTATGGATACTTTATAAGGAACAACAGTGACATATTTAGAATTTTTAAAAGAGTTTGATTGCAGAATGATTGTTTATTCGGTTGGAGCAAAACGTCATGATTGGACGCCTAGAAAAGATAATGAGTTTGATATTTGCGGATTTGGGACAAAAACAGGTTTACTTAATGGATTAAATAAAAATATACCACTAAATCTTAATTTGAGAATTAAAACAATCAACACTAAACTTATAGAAATATTTTCAAACAATAAGATAAAAGATTATATAGATGTTCAACCAATTAGGACTAAATCTATTAACACTCAATCACTTCAAAACATTTATGGGTTTTATATAACAACAAAAAAGGAGAACAAAATGAAGATATTAATATCAAGTGTACATGTGGCGGTTAACTCAGGTTATGGCATGATTTCCAAGCAACTTCTAGAGATGCTTCCAAAAATACCAAATGTTGAACTGAAAATGATTGCTTATTATGGTGCTAAATACAAGACAGAATACAACGGGATAGAGATTCTGCCTAATTGGGGCTCTGGTTATATAGGAGAAGAATCAATACTAGCTGAGTGTAAAACTTGGAATCCAGATTTAGTCCTATTTACGTATGACATCTTTATACTCGAACCGTCATTTTTTAAGAAAATAAAAGCTACAGGAGCGAAAATAGCATCACTGTTAATGGTAGATTCTTCTCCGTTTGGCATGTGTAATATCCCAACTCTACACGAAATAGACTATCCAATATGCGTAACAGAGTGGGCTTTAAATCAAATCCCAACAGAAGTATCAAAAAGAGCAACATATGTTCCATTGGGACTTGATTCAGCATATCGTATTATTGACAGAAACATAGCTAGAAAGCGTTTTAATGAGCTTATGCAAGGCAATGTATTAAACGATGATACAGAGCTTACTACAATCGTTTCAGCTAATTGCGGCGATGATAGGTCTCGAAAAGGATTCTACCCAATGATTCTAGGTTGGAAAAAATACCTAGAGAAAACAAACTGCAAGAATAAGTATCTAAATATTCACTCTGATGTTCGCGGATTGGCTCAGGGTGGTTCAGATTTAAAAACAATGATGCTAATGCTAAAATATACGGCAGAACAAGCGTCAACGGTTATATTCCCCTTGCAAATGAAATATCTATGCAATGAATTTAGCGTTGAAGATATGGCTAATATATATAGTGCGTCAAATGTTTACTTGTCAGCGGCACAAAGTGAGGGCTTCGGAAAACCAATCACAGAATCAATTGCTTGCGGTTGTTATCCTTTAGTAACTAACTTCGGTGCAAGTAGAGAATTAATTTATAAAACACAGAACGTACCTGAAGCCCATCTATTAAATGGCTCTAGTATTTATGTTGGAAATAACTCTGTAAGATGTCACGTAACAGAAGACGAAGTGGCAGAAAGCCTTACAGCAATTTATGAAGCAAAATTACCATACTATTTTGATAATATTGAACCATCAAAACGTTGCATGAATGAATATGGAGAATTAACACAAATCAATCTATGGACTGAATTCCTAACTAAAGTGGAGGCGAAATAACATGTGCTTAAACTGCATTTTTAACAAGATTAAATTCTCTCAAAAAATAGGTAACACCCAATCAGTTATAGACTTAACACAACAAGCTAAAACAGAATTAACAAGACTGATAAATAAAAACATAAGCGATATCACAAAAAAAGAGGAGTTATTGAAGCAAATTGAGAACATAGATATAGGTCAGGTATATCAGGATTACAAACAAGCAAGGAGGAACCGAAAATGACATTAGATAGATTAATTAATTTGGTAGTAGCGCAAGAGTTTTGCATAGAAACACTTACAGATAGAATTAATAAATTGGAAGAAGAAGATAGATTAAGGAAGGAAAAAGGCAATAAATTAGCACTTAAAATACAAGAATCATTAAATAAAAACAAGAAAGTTGAAGAATTAAAGGAAACCAAGTGAAAGTAATTTTTACTATTGAAGAGAAAATGATGCTATTGGAACTCTTTTTTGAAAGGAAACTGCCAGATGATAAATGGCTTGAAATAATGAAAAGTGTAAGAGAAGAGCTTATTAACGTCAAAAAGGATAAAAATGTCTAAAACTCCAACACAACTTACTTCAAAAGAACAAAACGCCCTATATGAAAAATGGCTACTTACAGGAGATGACCATTATAGAGCACAAATAGCCATATCTTACACCGATTGCATTAACGCCCTTATATATAACACTACATCAGGAAATACACAATTACTTGATACGCCAGATATAAAACAAGATATATTGATGCTAGTTTATAACGCAATACTGAAATACGATAAAACCAAAAGCGGCTTGTTCACGTATATTTATAAAATTTGCTACACAAAAATTATCGACAAGTTAAGATATTCAAACGTTCGCACCAAAAGAAGAACATATCTAAACATGGACGACATATTAAATGATGATACGCCAGAAGAGGCTTTTGTATCTAAAAACGAGAAACAAGATAAGATTGATGAGATGTACTATAAAATAGATAAATGTGGATATGATGAAATCTATGCAAGTGACTGTCAAGAGCGTATATATAATGTAATGGACGATATTTTAAGCAAGAAGGAGAAGGAATTAGTGATAATGAGACATGTTGATAATGACACTATATCAGATATTATGAAGAAGTTGAAGATAAGCAGGAAGGAATTTACTAATTTAGAAACGAGTGCAATGGCTAAATTGAAGAGTAATGAGATTATAAAGGAGCTTAAATGAGTGATAAGGTAGTTAAAAAGAGCAAAGTTGGCACCGATAATCTATTAGTTAAGGGTAGACCAAAAGGCACAGGCTCTATTACTCCAATGGCTAAAGAGTTTATTGACGCTATATATCTGGAGGGTTTGCCTTATAATTTGGCTTACAAACAGGCTGGTTATAAATCGCCATATCATTTAAAAAGAGCACAGGAAATATTAGCGGTTCCAGCAGCGGTTGAATATGCAAACAGATTACAGAACGACGATACGGCTAAATTACAAGCATCCAAGACATATTTAGTGAAGAATTTGGTAGATAGATTGGATAAAGCAAAAGATTCAGATGCAGTAAATATCATCAAACAGATATCGCAAATGCTCGGATATCAAGTTCAAAAAGACGAAGAAGTACATGTGAATAATAAAATAGAAATAATTTGGGCTCCGCTTATAGATTTTGATGAAGGAGTAAAATGAGCGACAAAAATGTAACTAACGACAAAAATGTAACACAAGATTTAAGCAGTGATAAAGCAGTTTTAAGATACAAACCTCATGCGGCACAGAAAAAAGTACATGAAAGTAAAGCTAGATTCAAGATTATATGCGCTGGGAGGCAATCTGGAAAGTCTATTTTGTGCGGAGCTGACGTTATTTCTCGCTGTTTATCTGGTAAATATAATGAACATAGCACGATTGCGTGGGTCGCTCCAACTTTAAACACAGCCAAGCGAGGAGTTGATGCTTTAAAATTAATTACAAAAGAGTGTCCGGATTTGATTACTTGGTATAAATCTGCCCCAATTACAGCTACTTTCCCAAATGGTGTAAAGATATTATTCCTTTCCGCAGATAACGAAGACGGGTTGCGTGGATACTCATTTGACCATGTTATAATCGATGAGGCGGATTTTTTAGCGGATTATTTGTGGGATGACGTATTAAGAGCTGCCCTTGCTGCCAATAAAGCTTCGTTAATGGCTATTAGTTCTCCTAGAGCAAGAGGTACTTGGTTTCACAAACTATATATGCAAGGTATAGCTGGTAACGATAAAAGTATTGAATCATTTAACTTCCCCTCTTCTGCAAATCCAAAATTAACAAAAGAAGAATTGGATAAAATTAAACAAAGTACACCGGAAATGATTTTTAGAAGAGAATATCTAGCCGAATGGACTGATTCTGGTGGAGAGGTATTCCAAAAAATAGAACGCTGCCTATATAAAGACCACTCAGAAGATTGTAAGTGTAACTCTAATACTATTTTGGGCTTGGATTTAGGTAAAGAAGTTGACTTTACGGTTATTGTTGGTCTTTGTGCTAAATGCCGACACATTAAATTCATAAAGAGATTTAATGACATTGATTGGGAAATCCAGAAACAAATGATTAAAAACGTATATATTTCCACAGATACACCTACAGTAATTATGGATTCGACAGGAGTTGGTAACGCTATTTATGACGGTTTAACAAGTATAGGAGTGAAGATAACTCCTTTCCACTTCTCAAATTCGTCAAAACAGCAACTTATTAACAACTTACGCATACATATAATGGAAGGAAATATCAAGTGGAGGGCTGATTTAGAGAATGCCAATATTTTAAGGCATGAGTTGGAATGTTACGAAGTGCAGGAAACCAGAACGGGATTGATTACATATAACGCCAGACAAGGAGTAGATATACATGACGATACAGTTATTGCTTTGGCTCTCGCTTGTAATGGTTTATCCTCATTTATATCGCCAATTGTATGTCCAAAAGAAGAGAAAGTGGCTAATGATTTTACGATGAATTTTGTTGAAGTTGATAATAGTTTTGATTTTTGCGACAATAACCAAGTATTTTTTGCATAACAGAGGAGAATAAAGATGTTCAATATTTTTAAGAAGAAAGTGGAAGAAAAGGTTATAGAACAAAATATCGTTGAAGAAAAGGCAATTACTCCAATAGCAGTAACTAAACATAACATTGAAACAATCACCCAAGAAACATGGAGCGATAAAAAAGAAATGACTCAGGAAGATATGTTGAGTCAATATAAGTCTTGGTCATTTATTTGTGCTCGTTTAAATGGTGAATCGGTTGCAACACAAAAACTAAGATTATATGCCAGAACAGCTCCAAATCAGAAGCGAATCAAGAACTTTACAGCAAAAGAAGTTGATAAGAAGATGTTTAAATCAATTGTAAAGTCAATCCCTAATACGAAACCAGTAGAAATCATAGAAGAGATTTATGACCATCCTGTATTAGACCTGATATATAATGTTAATCCGAACTCCAACTACTTTGACAATATGCAATTAACACAAACATATATGGACTTGTGTGGTAATGCTTATCTTTATATTGTTTTTGATAAGAGTGGAATGCCTGCTGAATTATATCAAATGCGTCCAGATATTACAAAGGTAGTTCCATCAAAAGATAGCATCATCAGTGGTTATATCTATGGAAATAAAGATAAATCAGCTCTTAAAACAGATGAAGTTATTAGATTCTCAGTACCTAATCCTTCAAATCCTTTCTATGGTAAGAGTTGTATAGAGGCGGCTTTTGCTGAAGTATCACGTAATAATCTGTACAATCGCTACGAAAACAGTCAGCTTATGAATAATGGTAGACCTGATTTCATTATTAAATATGCAGGACAGCTTACTCAAGAAGACCAAAAGAGATTAACTTTAGAGTGGAATAGACTGTATAAAGGAACTCAGAGTGCTGGTAAAGTTTCTGTTATGGATAATAATTTTGACGTTGAGCCATTATCATTCAAACCACAAGAGATGCAGTTCTTGGAAGGTAGACATCAGACAAAGAAAGATATTGCAAGTATGTTCGGTATTCCTTTTGCACTTTTGGATTCTGAAAACCAATTGAAGGCTGGAATTACGGACATCCAAATATCGTATCAGCGGTATGGGATAGCACCAAGACTTCGTAGAATTGAGGATACGCTAAATGAAGCTCTTATAAAACGCTTCTATGATGATTCAGGTGATTTATTCTTTAAATTTGACGATTGTATTTCTGAAGATAGGAAACAGGATGCAGAAATAAACACAAAATACGTTCAAGCTGGCATAATTTCCATTAATGAAGCTAGGGAATATTTGGATTTAGACCCTGTTGAAGGGGGAGATGATATTAAAGTTGGTAATTCAAATTCAAATATAAAACCAGTTCAGGAGAGTACAAATGAAAGATAAAATAGCGTTTTCAAAATTTTACGAATGTATTGATTCAGAATGTCGCTTTTTAATAGACCAAGAGATATCTACTGTTGAGCGTGACACTAAAGAAATGCCACTCACTCGTAAAACAATAGAGGTAAAAGAATTTGCACCTATTGGAGAAAATGAGGCAGAAGGTTATATAAGTACACGTGAGATTGATTTTAGCTGTGATATTGTTGTTCCAGAAGGAGTTATGCTAGATGTTTACCAAAGACATCCAGTGGTTCTTTTTAATCACGATAAAACTAAAATCATAGGTAAATGCACGTCTTTGGTGGTTGATGAATATGGAATTAAAGCACGTATAGACTTTGCCCCAACAGAATTCGCACAAGATATTAGGAAATTAGTGAAGCATGGCAGTTTGAGCGGTATGTCTATTGGCTTCATTCCAGTTGATTTTGTTAAGAAAAACGAGCGTAAATTTGCACAAGAGAACTATATAATTAAGCAGAAGTATCCTGAATATAAAGGTAATGCAGAAAGAATTATCAAGAGCCACATATTACTTGAATTTAGTATGGTTGCAAATGGCGATAATTACAAAGCAGGAATAACAGCCAAGCAAATATCTGAGATGGAAATCAAATCATCCACTCTTGAAATGCTTAATCTTAAATGTTCTGATTGCGAAAAAGCTAAACAGGAATTCAAGGAGAAAATTGAAGAAGTTAAAAATATTACTGAAAATAGCACAAATATTGATACAAAAGAAGATATCGTTCACGTGGAAGTGGTAAAGCAAATAGATAGAAGCATTAAGATAATAAAGAGTGCTAAACAGAAAGAAGAAGAAGTGTTGATTGAGGAAAGAAAAGCTATGTTAAAGATGGAATTGAAGGAGATGGAAAAAGAGTTTACAAAAAGAGGAAAACTTTTGCGATATTAAAATCGTATATAGTGATAACGAGTTTAAATACGGTGACCCCGTTATAAATCAGCCTACCCCTATTTTATATAGAGATGGTAAAACAAGAAGGAATAAGATTATGAAGAAATTGGTGATAATCAAGTCATATAAAGATGGTGATAATGAAATCGCTATTGATACTGAGATTGAAGTTTCCGCTGAAATGGCTGTTGAACTTATTGAAAAAGGGTTCGCAAAGGAAATTGAAGTCAAGGTAGAAGCGGTTGAAGATACCAAACTTAGTGACTTAGAGGATGAGGTTAAGGAATTAAAGTCCAAGTTAGAGAATTTGGACAAAAAAGATAAGGGGGATAATAAAATTATGAATATTGAAGTGAAAGAACAGAATATGAGTCCAGAGATGAAGTTTTTGCAGGCTACTAAATTAGCTAAGTTCATCAAAACTGGCGTTGGTGATGCTGAGACCAAAGTTATCGCAGGTGCTTCAGAAAGCGTAACTGCTGATGGTGGTGCTCTGTTGGACAAGGATGTTATTGGTGGGATTGAGAAGGTTGTACTTGAGAAGTCTGAGCTTTTTAATCTTGCACGTAAAAGACCAGTTGGCAAGAACTTTAATTCGATTGAGTTGAAGGCTTTTGACGAACCTCTAGGAACTCCCGCTGACTATATTGGCGTTAATATCGTTGCGGTTGGTGAAGGTGCGGCAATGTCCTATCAGAAGAGAGCTGTAAAGGTTCTTTCTGCTCCCGTAAAGAAATTCGGTTGGTTGGCGGCTTTCACATCAGAAATCATAGAAGACGACGCTCATGGTATTTTGATGGCGGCTCAAGAGGATTTCGGTACTGCTCTAAGTTTAGTGCTGGATAACGAGATGCTTTATGGGTCTTTAAGCAACTTCACTGCGGCTGTTGGTGCTGCTGGTTCAAGAGCGGTTACGTTGGCTGATGCTTCTACTCCTACGGTGGCGGAACTTATGTCTATGTACATTTCGCAGATTAATAAGAAATCGGCTGAATGGTATATGAGTCCAGCGGTTCATAGCAATATTCTCAAATTGGAAGATACTGCTGGAAATCCTGTAATGGTTCAAAACTATGCTGTATCTCCTTATGGTACAATCATGGGTCGTCCAGTCAATGTCGTAAATTGCATGCTTGGGGCTAATGGCGAAGCGGGTACGATTGGTTTCTGCGATTGGAGCGAAGGTTATATAATCGGAACGAAGGGCAATGTACGGATGGAATCTTCAGTTCACATCCTGTTCGACACTGACCAGGAGGCTTATCGCTTCATTTATCGGGCTGCTGGTATGCCTACTAAAGCGAGAACACTTACGCTTAAGGGCGGAACGATTCTGAGTCCTCTCGTTTTTGGAACAGATAGCTAATCGTTGAGATAGATTGATTAATAAAGAGCCTTATAATGTAAAAGTTATAAGGCTCTTTTGTTCACATTAATTAAAATCGTATATATCTTTAAAGGCATATGGTGTGTTTTTTATAAACGCTCAGATAAAAGAGAAAAGATAAAGGAATATAAAAATGAAATTAGAAAAGAAATTGGCTATTCAGAAAGCGATAATGGGACAATCAGAGAAAGTAGATACTGCATTAAATGACCAACCTATAATTGATATACTTGCACCAAACTTTATGGAAGGTTCTATTTATGAACTGTGCAATAAAATCAATGTAACTTCAAATAACGGGATTACATTGCCTCGTTATGATACAAGTCGTGCCACCGATTTATCATTCTTTGGTGCAAGAGCTTATTGGGTTGACGAAGGCGAACCTACACCTGATTCTAAAATTCAATACGACAATAAAGCTATGCCATTGAGAAAGGTTATTGCAAAGATTCCAGCTACAAACGAGATTATACAAGACGTAGATGCAATGGTAGGTTATATTAATACAATTGGTGTAAATTCAGTTAAATATCAATTGGATAGAGCTGTAATATATGGTTTGAGTCAATTTGCTATGGGTGGCGTATGTGCTGGTGGTGACGAAGCCACAGTTTACGTTGCAGGAACAGGTACTTGGGCTGGAACTGGAGCTAAGATGGTTGGCTCTTATTATGGCGGAAGTAAAGGTGTTTGGGTAATGTCTCAAGATATATGGGCTGCACTTGTAACAGAACATCAGAATGATTTTCTATTGGATATGTTTGAAGGTAAAGCTTATTTCCTTGGATATCCAGTATTTGTTTGTTCTGCTGCAAAAGATGATTGCTTGATTCTTGGCGATTTCAGTCAGTACACTATAGTTCAAAAAGAGCTTAGGAAAGAAATTAGCGAACATGTGCTATTTGACAGTGACCAATCAGTTATTAAAATAGCAATGAGAGTTCAGGGAGCACCTATTTGGTCGTCTCCTGTAACTTTGGAAAATGGTTCAGTCGTTGCTCCTTTCGTGGCTTTAAATACGATGGAATATCAAGAATCAAGCGAGGAATGGGAACAATCAAGCTCTTCTAGTTCAAACTCAAGCTCAAGTAGTTCTTCTTCTAGCTCTTCAGAAGGTTTTAGTTCAAGCTCTTCTTCAAGTTCAGAAGGAAATAGTTCTTCTTCAAGCTCAAGTTCTAGCGATAGCACTGAATTAAGTTCTGATAGTTCTGAATCAAGTTCTGGCGTTTAAGTTACATAGGGGCGTCAAGTAGTTGAGGTTGCTCCTTTCCACTCTTCTACTTGACTGTCCCCGTTTTTAAGGAGAAAAATTATGCCTTTATCAAATACAACACTTTTTAGGAGAGACTTTCCTAATACTACTTATACTGACCAATCTATAATAAACGCTCTTCAACTTTCCACCGATATACTTATTAATTATTGTAATAGAGAATTCGAATATGGCACTCATACATCATATTTAAGTGGTTCTGGAGATAATTATTTAATCCTACCTATATATCCTATTGATAGAGTATTAGATGTAAGTACTGATTTATACAATGGAATCAATATAACAGTAGATTCTAGCGTTTATTCTGCAACAATTTACTCTGATTCAACAAAACTTACAGTAGATATAACAGATTTAGATGGAGATATTACTTCAACATATATTCTTTATTCATTAAATCCTAGAATGGGTGATATTGCAGATGAATTAAGTGGTATAAC